ACAGCGTGTCAATGGGCGACTCACCCTCTATGGTGGGTGAGCTGGGGTAATAGATTTTGCGGTTTTGGGGATGGTGGTGGGCTTGAGGATTTCAACGCTGCCCGACTTCGACACAAAGTTGCCGAAGCCAATTTGGCCGAGCTGGAAGAAGCGCGGATCAAAGGGCTGCTGGTTGAAAAAGTGAAAGTGGAGTCTGCATTTTTTGATGCAGCCCGGGGGCTTCGGGATGGGATGACAAATTGCAGTCGCAGGATGGCCGCCGAAGTTGCCACGCTGGCCGATCCGTCGGCCTGTGAAGAGGTCATTGCCAAAGAGCTGCGCCACTTGCTGGAGTCCTTCACCGGCCAGCTTGTGCAACGCATGGCGCTGGCTGCGCCGCCTGGAGTTGGTACATGAGTGATATGGCCAACGGCTACGCAGCCGTGATGGATGCCATTGCCAAAGGCTTGGCTCCAGACCCCAACATGCCGTTTGATCAGTGGGCGGATGAGCACATGGTCATCCCCGCGGACAGTGGGGCCAATGAGTATGGCAAATACCGCTCTAGCCGCACACCGCACGCCCGGCAGGTTATGCGGGTGCTGTCACCCAGCCACAAGTGCAAGCGCGTGGTGGTCAAGGGTGCATCTCAAATGCTCAAGACCCAGGTGGCGCTCAACATGCTGGGGGCCACCATTCACCAGGCCCCGAGCAATTTTCTTTGGATTGTGCCCACCGGCACGCTGGTCAAACGCTCCAGCATCCGCATTGATAAAACAGTGCGTGCCGTGCCCGTGCTTGAATCGCGGGTGGCCAGCAAGCGCAGCCGGGACGCTGCCAACAACCTCACCACCAAAGAGTACCCAGGCGGCACGCTCCACATTCTCACTGCTGGCGCTGCGGCCAACTTGTCCGAAGTGTCGGCGCGGTACATCGTCTATGACGAAATTGACCGATCCGAGGGCAATGTGGGCAACGAGGGCGCACCCGGTGCCCTGGCCGAAGCCCGCCAAACCACCTTTGAGCAAAACCGCAAAATCTATTACCCCAGCTCACCCACCATAGAGGGTGAGTCGCCCATTGACACGCTGTACAAAACTGGCACCCAGCGCGAGGCCGCTGCCGAGTGCATCCACTGCGGTTATGTGCAAGTGCTGGAGTTTGAGCGCCTGATAAAAAGCGAAGACGGCCTGCAGGTCATGTACCCCTGCGAGAGCTGCGGCGGCCTGCATTTTGAGTCTGACAAAACCCGCATGTTTGCCAACGGAATTTGGACCGACGGCGTGCAGGGTGACGGCGAAACCGAGAGCTTCACCATCAGCCAGATGTACCTGCCCTATGGCTGGCTGCCATGGCTTGCGCTCATGCGCCTGTACGAAAAAGCCAAGCGCCAAATGGACCAGGGCGACGAAAACGAAATGATCGTTTTTTACAACACCCGCCTGGCCCGCTGCTGGGCGCGTCAAAAAGAGCAGGCCAAGTACGACGAACTCATGGCCCGCGCCGAAGAGTACCCGCTTGGCACCGTGCCCGCCAATGCCCTGGTTCTCACCGCCGCCATAGACACACAGAATGACCGGCTTGAATTCAAGGTGGTGGGGTGGGGCGAGGGCATGGAGAGCTGGGTGGTGGACTACCAAATCATCCTTGGCTCACCCGCAGACCAGGCCACCTGGCAGCGGGCCGATGAATTGCTGCGCGGGCGATACAGGCATGAGCATGGGCAGATGATGGTCATAGCTGGTGCCTTTATCGACTCCGGCGGCACCGCCACCCAAGAGGTCTACAACTTCACTGGCCCCCGCCAAAAGCGCAACGTTTACGCCATCAAGGGCGCAAGCCGCCCCCACCGCCCCATTGTCAGCAGCAAGCCCACCCTGGTGGGCGTGAACAACCGGGGGCAGATCGAAAAGCACGGGGCCAAAATGTGGTTCATCGGCACCGACACCGCCAAAGACTACTTGGCTGCCCGCTGGAAAAAAACCAGCGGCCCCGGCGCTGTGCACTTTTCCAAAGAGTTGACCGAGGACTACTACAAGCAGCTCACCGCCGAATACCGCACCACCGTTTACAAACGTGGCCGCCCCGTGAGCGTGTGGGAAAAGAAGCAAGCCGACCGCAACGAAGCCGGTGATTTGATGGTCTACAACCTCGCCTGCGCCCAATTTTTGGGCCTGCACAAACGCAACGAACACCAGTGGCAGCTGCTGCGCGACCGCGTAAAACCAAGCACCGAAGATTTATTCTCCACCCCCTTGCCAGTTGACAATAAATCAGCGACAATCGTTCCTGTCGCGGTGGATGAAAACCCACAAAACACTCCGGTGGTTAACGAGCCACCTCAGTCACCAGACGCTAACCCCGTGCCTGCGCAGGTGGCCCCACAGCCCCCTGCAAAAGTGCGGCCAAGCAAAGCCACCCCCATGCCAAGACGTGCGGGCGGTTGGATTAAAAAATGGTGACACCATGGCCGACATCGTTGACGACTTTTTGACCCGCTTGGTGCGCCACGCACCAGACCTGCCCATAGACACCCGCCTCAATTTGGAGCGCGACATCCGCAGCCACCACGGCGGAACCCGCGCTGGCGACATTGCCAAGGGCGTGGATGGTCTCAGCAAATCCACCCGCACCTTTATCGTCGGCCTGGGCTTGCGCCACCAAAAACCCATGCGCGAAATCTTTGCCGAGGCCCGTGTAAGCCGTAGCACGGGGTACCGGATTTTGCGCGGCAAGTAGCCCCGCCTGTGCCAATTCCCCCCTGATTTAAAACACTCGCCCCGGCCAAAGTCGGGGCCATGACCGCCACCACCGAGCCCGTCCGCATCACGGCGGGCGACACTGTTACCTGGCAGAAAAGCCTATCCGACTACCCAGCCACCGCCGGGTGGGTATTGGCCTACACGTTGATCAACAGCGCGGCCAAAATCAACATCACCAGCACAGCCTCCGGCGCAGACCACGCGGTGGCTGTCACCGCAGCCACCACCGCAGGCTGGGGTGCAGGCATTTACACCTGGGTGAGCACCGCCACCATGGGCGCAGAGCGCCACACGGTGGACCAGGGCAGCATCACCATTGCGCCCAACCTCGCAGCGGCCACCACCTACGACACCCGCAGCACCGCCAAAAAAGCCTTGGATTCGGTCAACACCTTGCTGGAGAGCTACGGCGCCAAGGCCTACATGCACAGCTACGAAATCGCGGGCCGCAAGCAGCAATTCAACAGCCCAGGTGATTTTTTGGCCTACCGCTCCCGCCTTATGGCCGAGGTGGGCCGTGAAGACAACGCCACCCGCCTTGCCGCAGGGCTTGCGCCGCGCAATCAACTTTCGGTCAGGTTTAACTCACGATGAGCGCCACCCAAACACAACCTTGGTACGACGCCCGGCGCGTGTCCACCAAAAGCAGCGTAGTGCTCGGCAAATGGCTCCAGCAGCGCCCCGGTGCACTGGAGCGCTCGGGCATAACCCCGGTCAAACTCATCCCGCCCACATCACACAAGCGCAACTACGCCGCCGCCCAGGTTAACCGCTTAACCCAAGGCTGGTCCACCATCAGTGGCAGCGCCAACGCTGATATTTTCCGCAGCCTGGATGCCGTGCGGGCGCGCTCCCGCAAGCTCGCCTACGACGATGAGTATGTCAAGCACTGGCTGCGCATGGTCAAGACCAACGTCATTGGCCCCAAGGGTTTCCGCTTTCAGGCCCGCGTGCAAAACGCACCAGGCCAGCCCGACACCTTTGCCAATTCAGCCATAGAGGCCACCTACGAGCGCTTTTGCAAAAAGGGCGTTTTTGATGTCACCGGCAAGCTCGATGCCACCATGTTCTGCCAGCTCGCCGCCGTGGCAGTGGCGCGGGATGGTGAATACCTGGTGCAAATCGTGCGTGGCAAAGCCGCCCGCAATGCCTTTGGCTTGGCCTTTCGGCTGCTGGACATTGACCGCCTGGACACCAACCTCAACCGCGCCCCCAGCGAAGGCGTCAACGGCGTGCGCATGGGCGTGGAGCAAGACGAATATGGCCGCCCTGTGGCCTACCTGCTGCGCACCAGCCACCCTGGCGAGGTCTACTCGCCCGACATGGTGGCCAACCAAAGCACCCACCAGCGCGTGCTTGCCGAAGACATCATTCACGACTTTATGGCAGACCGCCCCGAGCAAGTGCGCGGCATGCCATGGGCCCACGCCGCCATGCTGCGCCTCAACAACCTGGGCGGGTACGAAGAAGCCGCTGTTATTGCCGCCCGCGTGGGTGCTAGCAAGATGGGGTTCTTCACCACCCCAGACGGCCAGGCCGACGTTATCAGCACCGGCACCGATGACGGCACCGCCGATGGCGCACCCGTTATGGATGCCGACCCAGGCACCTTCCAAACCCTGCCCGAAGGCGTGCAGTTTCAGGCGTTTGACCCCGACTACCCGGCAGCCATGTATGCCGATTTTGTCAAGGCCAACCTGCGTGGCATTGCATCCGGCTTGGGCGTGGCCTACCACGCGCTGGCCAATGATCTTGAGGGCGTAAGTTTTAGCAGCATCCGTAGCGGCACGCTTGAAGAGCGCGATGCCTGGATGCTCATTCAAGAATGGTTCGCCACCAGCCTGCTCGACCGTGTTTTCTCCGAATTCATCAAAGCCGCCTTGGCCTTTGGTCAAATTGTGTTGCCAAACGGCAGCACGCTCCCGTTGTCCAAGATCGACAAATTTCAAGCGCACTCATGGCAAGGCCGCCGGTGGGAGTGGGTGGATCCGCTGCGCGACATCCAGGCCGACATTTCCGCCATAGACGCGGGCCTTAAAAGCCCCCAAAGCGTGGCCGACAAATTGGGCATGGACTACGAAGACCTGCTCGACGAAATCAAACGCGCCCAAGACATGCGCGATGCCAAGGGCATCAAGCTGGCATCCGCCATCAACCCCCAACAACTCGCCGCCGCAGCAGGTGCTGCTGCCAGCGCGGCAACCACTCAGGAGTAACAACCATGACCATGCGCGTAACCGTGCTCGCTACCGTAATGGGTGAGGCAGGCTCACTGCTCACCACCGGTGCCAACCCCCACACCGTGAGTAAAGCCTTTGGCGCAGACCTTGTGGGCTCTGGCCGCGCCACAGACACCGATGGCGTGTTGGGTCAAAAACCATCACCCAGCGCAGCCACCGTGCACACCAGTGCCACCGCCTCGCGTGTGATCGGCCCCGGAGATGTGGATAACGTGGTTTCTGCCAACCACGCATCTGTGGCCATTGTGCTCACCGTGCCGGTGGATACGGCGCTTGGTACAGCCAATGCCGAATGTGTCTCGTGCTACCAGGCCGGGGCTGCTGCTGCATCGTTCACCGCTGGCGCTGGCGTCACCATCCGTGGCACCGCCCCCACGCCCGCGCAATACCTGATCACCGGCTTGATGCGGGTGGGTGCGAATGAGTGGGCTTACCTATGAAGCTGCTGAATAAGCTGCTGATGCGAGTGGATGGAGTTGTGCCACTTACCTACGCAACCCCGTCTAACTACTGGTCAGACATAACTCCGGGCGCGTCCAGCGCGACGGAAACGAATGTTCGGCTGCGCATACCGTTCCGCATTGGCTCTGCCAGTCGGAGTGAGTTGGTATTTGGCTACAGTGGGTGCTACTCAAGCGGAACGGTGCAGAACCTTCCAAATGCTTATTCAGTCGTTAAGCACGCGATCGAAAAGAGCGGGCAGACATTCTCTGTTCCAGTGACGATTTCAGGTGTGCGCACAGTAACTGTCAACCCCGGTGATGCCATTGTTGAATCTGACGGCCTGCTACCTTCTGCCTTCGGTTTGTCAGAATTCACCGAGGGGGATTTGTACTACCACAGGTTTGAGTACGCCATCACCACTGGCGGGACAGACTTGCTGCCACGTTGCCCGCTTGGGTACGCCAAATTCGAGGGTGGATTTCCTGCTTGCGTTGGCTTGCGGATTAACCCGGGGACATTTGTAGGCTCTGCTGTTGATAGCTACGGAACTTTGGCGTTCACCTCAGGCTACACCAATTTCTCAAACCCTTACGTACCAACCGTGCTGGGTCGCGCAATCGGTCCTGCCAAGTCCGTTATTTTGATCGGCGACTCCATCCCCGGCGGTCAGATCGACACGACAGTGACTAAAGGTCTGATGGGCTTTAGTCGCGCACTCGCAGACGCGGACGGCACCAGCAACCCGATTGGCGGAATGAACATGGGCGTATCAGGCGCTACCGCGTCGATTTGGACAAGTCCGAAACTGCAGGCGTATCTACAGTACGCTACTCACGCAATCGAGGAATTCGGGACAAATGGCTGGCTGACAAGCCCCGGCACCGCGCCTGCTACCGCCCTTGCGCAATCGCAGGCAATCTGGGATTTGTGTACTGCCGCTGGTGTTGATCCTTACCGCGTCAAGATGATCCCGCGCACCACCGGAAACGCGACAACACCATTGAATGCTGCGTGGGCAAGTGGCGGAAACGCACGCGCGTTCAACGCACTGCTAGATACCGCTGGCGTGACGCTTATCACCCGCAACTCCCTGCGCGTTGGCAGCACCGAAGGTACGGATGATTTTTACTCCTGGACTGGGGGTGCAGCCAATACGGGCGATTACACGCATCCCAATAGCGCGGGCGCGATAGTCGATGCAGTTGATCTGCGAGCCGGTATCGCGGCTATGTCATAAAACGATCTAAAAACAAATCCAAACCCGCCCCGGCGGGTTTTTTTACGCCTGTAGTTGTGCCAATTTCCCCCTGATTTCAAACGCCCAAAAATTTGAACATCAGGGCCATGACTACAGCCCAAAAACTGCCCACCACCCTCAAGCCTGGCACCAAGCTAAAGCGCGGGTTTTTGGTAGAGCGCAGCGCCACTGATGTAGAGGCCCGCACCGTCACCCTGGCATTTGCGTCCGAATTCCCTTGCGAGCGCTGG